AAAGCAATAGCACCGCCAGTATTCCAATTACCTCTTGTTTCATGTATCTCTGTAGAATCTCTTAAAAATCTTATTCTATTTTCTCTACTTGCTGTCGTTTGATACATTCTTGCTGTAAATTGTAGTAATACTTTATTGGTTGCTTTTGTTGGTGTAAAAGTAAAAGAATACGCATCTTGGTATGTTGATGAAGATGTAGAAAATGCAGAGTTAAATGCTTCATGTTTAAATTGTACAAGACTTCCAGCAGGGTAATCTGCTGTACTTCCATTAGTTAATACAGTTCCTGTATTATCAGGTATGTTTAATGTTCGATCTGTGTTGGTATTTGGAGCCTGAAAGGTTAGTGTTCCTGACCCTGAAGCGTTTCCTTGAATTCGTACATTGCTCACTTGTTACTCTGCCTCTGCGATTGTGAGTGTACCTGCATCAACTTGACGCATGATTTCGTTGTAGTGTCTGTTTCCAACTTTTAATGGAACACACATTTCTTCTCCATCTACTAAACATTTAATACCTATATTTGTTTCAGTATCTGTAAAAGAATCTCTGTAATATTGTGCATTTGTAATATTCATTTTTATAACTCCGAATCAAATAATATAAAAGATAATCCAACATTATATTGTCTTAATATGCCAGGTCTACCAGCAGTTAATCCAGAAGCCGATGCAGTAGCAGATATTGAATGTGGAGTTATGTGACTAGCACTTATACTGGTTACTACATAACTAGATACTCCATCAATGATTTGAAATCTACCAGCAGTTTGAAAAGAAACAGATGGGTCATCTCTCAATACAACTGGAGGTCTAACAACAGCATTGCAGGCAGAAGCTGAAGTAGTTCCAGAACCATAAGGGGCAAAATCCTCATTAGTGGAAAACATATAGCAATACCTTTGACAATCTAATAATTGCTGACCATAACTTTTTCTTTCAAAGGTTGAATTAGTTGGCGATTTTTCAAGTTGGACATCTGTAATGTAAAGAAACTCACCAGCACTAGTCGTAGTTACATCACTCCAAATGAACACCACTACATTCTTTGCACCTGATGTGTCAATCGTAGCAGTTGTAGTATAAGTAGCATAACTAGTTGTTAAGTTTAAATTCGCTGGAGTGTTTTCATAGGTGTAATTTGTAGCAAGTGTTGGGTCAGTTCCCTCTGCACCCCAAGCAGATATTATATCATCTGTAAGAGTATCAGCAGTTCCGTCCCATGCAATAATGGCACACTTAACATTATCTAAATTAGTAGTGCTAGATACTTTTGCTTTGAAAGATAAAGTAACTTCTTGACCAATTAAATCAACACAATTTATCTGCTCAATCTTTTGTGCAATACCAAACTTTTTATTAGCTGTTTCTACATCTAGTGCAATGGCATACAGTTGATTGGTTGGAACAGTTGTTGTTTCTTGAGTTATATCTACTACATCATTACCATCACTAAATAACTGCCATCTGTCTAAAGTATATTTAGTATCATTGTTTTTACTATCAGTAGAGGTATATGTGGATGACCTTTGATTCACAGAAAAATCTCCATTAATGACTTTGTTTCTTTCAGAAAGAATATATTCTGTTCCATTTCTGTGTTGTAATGTATCTACTTTTAATGTACTCATTTATTATCCTTTTTATCCTAGCAACCAACCAGACCAAACTGATGTTCCAGAATTGATATCTATTTGACTACCACCTACTGAAGATGCTATTTGACAATATAACTCATCAGCAGCAGTTAGTAAAAAAACACCAGAAAAAACTATTTGGTTATAATCTGAATCTCCTGATTCATTAGAAATTGTATTAAGAACCTCATGGATTTGACCACTTTGATTGTATAGTCTTAATCTCATATATCTACCACTATCAGAAGATGATGTAGAATAAGTAGTATTTGCCATCATATAATATCCAGTAACAGGCACAACAAATTTATAAGTTGTTGTATTAAAATTATTTCCTAAATCAAATCTAGTTCCACTATTGGTAGCACTTCCACTATCATTTGCATAAGGAATAGTATAATCTGTGGCTGCATCTACAATAGTAAGAGCATCATTACTAACTCTAAAACCTACTTTTGTTGTTGATGGAGTTTCGTGAACATAATTTAAATCTTTATCAGAATCTGATAGTGTTAATGTTCGATTAGTGTTACTATTTGGAGCATCTATCGTGAACACCCCTGTGCCACTAGCGTTTGGACTCAATTTTATTTGTGACATACTTTATTCCTCATCTTCTGCTTCTATTCTTGCTTGTCTTTGAGCAGCAGTTTCAAGGTTAGCAGCCATAACTATTTCATCATCAGTACCTGATACAGTTCCTCCTTCTGCTCTTATTCTTGTTATTTCACTATCAACAACTCTTTTTATAACCTTTTTACATTTGACTTTAACAGCGTTTTCAATCCATTGTTGTGGTGAAATACATTCATATGCTAATGCTTTATTTTCAGCATCTGTTAATGTGATTGTATAATCTGTCATAATATTTCCTTTCTATCCTATTAAAGCAACTGCAAAATGACCGAGACCTGAAGATAATAAAGTTCCCATTTGAATAGTGCCTGAATTTACAAGAACTTCAACATAATCATTTGCGTCCATGTAAACAACAGCACAGGATGTAAATCTATTGCTATAACTTTCAGACCCTTCTCTACCTACTCTTGAAACTCTACCTACACCATTGACATTTATATCTACCACTCCTGATGTATTCTGCTCAGTACCAAATTGAAAAGTAATAACATAAAAACCATCAACAGGTGCAGTAAATATTCCCGCTGATAAATCACCTCCAGCATCTCGTACTACATTAGTATAAAAGCCTGATATATTTCCGCTAGTATAATTTGTTCTAGTGCCAGATGGTAAATTTGCGAAACATCCAGTTTGATTAGGTTTTAAAACATTTCCTGAACTATCAATATGAATACTATTTGCTGTAGCACTTGAATCAATGTTCAAAGGATAATTTGTGCCTGAACCTACTACAGCACCAGATGCAGTTGGAACTGTGAGATTGTTTATACTTCCATTTCCTGTTCCACTTAATGATAGTGCCATTTATTTTTCCCCTTTAAACTATTGTCCATACTGAGCCAGCAGGTATTGTTACAGTAACACCTGAATTTACTGTGATGGGCCCAGCACTCATTGCATTTCTATTTGTTGTAATTGTGTAATCACCAGTAACATTTTGGTCATTTTCATAGAATACAGGATTTCCAGCAGCTCCTGTAGCACCGCCACCAACTGCACCCCATGCCGTTCCATCATAACCTTCAAAAACATTATCATCTGTATTAAATCTAAATTTACCTGAAACACCTGTTCCTCTATCTGAAGTTCCACCTTTTGGAACTGTAACTGAATCTGTTCCAGGCAATACTATGTTATCTTCTAACTTTGCAGAAGTAACATTTGAATCTGCAATTTTAACTGTAGTAACATTTGAGTCTGCGATTTTATCAGTAGTAACATTTAAATTTGCAATTTTAGCAGTGGTAACATTTGAATCTGCAATTTTAACAGTAGTTACTGCACCATTTTCAAGTATAGCAGTTGCATTTAAACTATCTAATGGTCTACCAAGATAAAGAATAAAAATTCTAGACGCATTTGCAGGAGCACTTGCAAATGTAATATTTAAACCAGAAACTGTATAAGAATATTCTGGTTCTTGAATAATCGCATCTAAAGAAACTAAAATTTGAGATGCAATAGCAATAGTATAATCTAGTGCGAAAGTGGTTGTACTTCCATCACCAGTAATAACTTGTCTGTGATATGCACCGTAACTTGGTTGATTTCCTAAATAATTACTCATTAATTTTTATTCCTTTAATTTTATTTATAACTGGTATCTAACCATAATGTCTGAATTGTTTAACGGTGTAAATGTAAATGTTAATACTGCACCAGATATTGTATAGTCATCAGTAGGTTGCATACAAGTACCATTATAATATACAAAAGCATTATTTGTTGTTACTGCATTTGATAATGTAAAAATAGATGTTGAACCATTACCACTAAAAGTATCTAACTGATAATCTGGGCCTCTACGAAGAACACCTCTAACACCTAAATGTTTTACTAAAATAACAGCTGCAGATGCAGGTGCAGATGTAAATGTTAATGTTGCACTTGATAATGAAAAATCTGTGGTTGATTGTTGAACAGAACCATTAACTGAAACTAAAATTGAATTTGCATTAGGTGGAGTTTCTGAAAGAGTAAACGCAGTTGTTGAAGCATCACCTGTAAAACTATCTGTTGTAAATGATTTTAAATTTGCAGATAATGCTGTATCAGTAACAGAACCAGTTGGTGGTGTATTACTTACATTTGCATAACCTCTATGAATCACATAAATTGATGCACTACCACTTGGTGCAGATGCAAATTTTAAAATTTTAGGTTGTGCGTCTGCTGTTTGATGAATAGTATAATCAGCAGTAGGTTCTTGTACTACATTATCAACTACTACTAATAAACCTGTTGCAACTGAACCAGGCACAGCTAAATCTAAAACTTTAGAATTTGCATGACCGTTGTTTGTACCAAGTGCAGAACCTAGAAAATCTTCTTTTTTGAAAGTGGGTGCAAGTTGATTAACATATGGTACACCCATATATGATTCATTTGACATTTAAATTTCCTTATGTAACATCTTCTAAAACTGAAGCAACTACATCAACTGTAGCCGCAGAAGCATAAATTTGAACTTTATCATCACCATTTAAAACAATCTTTTGTCCAGATACAACTTTTAATGTTGAACCAACAGGTATAATTGCGTCTTTAACAATATGATAACTATTTGTTGAACTACTATCATATATTAAAACAGTTGCAGTAATAGAAGAAGTGCCAGTATTTGCAACATCTAATTCAATCAGAATAGAGTTTACTGTGCTACCATTATTTGCAGTATAAATGTCTGTTGGTGAACCTGAACTTGTAGAAACACTTGTTGCAAATGCGTTTTTAAAATTATTAGCCATTGTTTATTTCTTTCCTTATTATCCTAATGCAATAGAAACTGCGATTGCAAAACCCTCTGTTCCAATGAAACCACCAGCTGTTGGAAATGCTAAATTACCTGTCATAGTACCACTACCATCAACTATGTTTCCTGTAATCGAAACACCTGTGTTTGTTGCTTCTATTTTTGTTGAATTATTATACTTAATTGTAACACCTGAAGCACCATCTATATCAATACTATTATTACCATCAAGTAATAAATCACCTGTGCCGTTATGTGTAATGTAACTGTTTGAACCATCATGATACATTTGTAAATCGTCATCAGTACCAAATTTAATTCTTTCACTTGCAACTCCTGTTGAATCGTCAAAGTCAATAACAGTTGGTAATAAGACTGAACTTAAACCTGATTCTAATGCTTGAATTGCTTCGATAACATCTGTTACTGCTCCACCGTTTATCGTTGATGGTAAGTTTGCAATATCACCTACATCAGTTGCAAGTTCATTGAACTCTGTTCTCCATTGTTCAAAAGTAAAGGTTGCTGGTGTGTTTCTATCTGCCATTATTCTTTATCCACTAATTTTAGTAAAAGAGATTTTATTTCATGCATCTCACATTTTAAATTATTTATATCTCGTACACAATCTCTTAATTCGTCTTTTTGTTTTTTAAATGCTTTTGATTTTGCAACTGCGGCTTGATATGCGTTCATATCAGTATTAACAACTCCTCTAGAATTTACATCTCTAGCAAGTTTTGGATAGTTTTCTACTTTAAGATATTCAGTCATATTATGTCGCTAATGCAATCGCTCTTATGTTTTTAATTCTTGGTGGTTCAGTAGAATTTGTTCCTTGCATACGAATCTTAATTGCAAAAGAAATAAATTCCGATAAATCGTTTGCAGTAAATTCTCTTTCAACAAAATCGTAAAGATTTGCTGATGAGTTTACTGTTGTATCTGAAACACCAGTAGTATTAAAATAATTCCAACCTAATTCATCAAAATCTGAAGCATCATCTGAACGAAGTATTTTATACATCACTTGAATTTCTGCACTATTGAATTTAACTGCATCAAATAAAACTTTAATTGCAGTTGCAGGATTCTTTAATGTAACTTTTCTTGTACAATAAATTGCTTCGTTCTTATCACCATCTGGTTCTTCAGGGCCGATATACTCATCTGTTGGGAAATAATTTGCTGAACTATCAACATTATCTAATCTGTTTGCAACACAAATTGCAACTTTTCTATCTAAATCAATAACTGGTGATAAGTTATCTTTAGTTGATGTCATAGTAAATGTTGAGAAGAATGATTTAGAACCTGATAATTCATTTGTTTCATTGATTGTTGAACAAACCATTCTTGGATTTTCAAAATAATAATTATCATTTATTGGAACTGTTTCTGCACTTGCAGATGCAGCTAACTGGAATGATGTTTGAGAACCACTAACAGATGTTGAACTTGTTGTACGAAGTTTACAAGTCAATGTTGTATCTGGGAATTCAATAGTAGGAACTGCCATTTGAATACTATCAATCTGTGCATTTTCTGTTGCAGTAACACTTGAACCACCAACTGTTCCAGCTGAAGTAGCTGATGTTGTAGTTGTAATAGTATAATAATCAATACCAATATTACCTATTGCAGTATGTGTCTTATTAATTTCTGATAAAGGAACTCCTTTGACTTGATGTAATTCAACAGTAGCACCATCATCATGAGCAGAAGCAGTAGCTGAAGGACTACTTAAAGTGAAAGTTGTGTTACCAGAGAGAGTACCTAACAATACTTCATCATTAATTTTTATCTCCATAGCACCATTTACAAAATCAGCTGTTGAATTTATTGTTAATGATGTAGCACCTATTGATACAGCACCATTTAATGTTGTTGTAATACCTTCAGAAACAACACCAGAAATTGTAACATTATTTGTTATTGAGTGCATATTATGATCTCTGTGATTTATCTTAACCACAGTAGGTTGACTTGAATCTGCTAACATTCTAATTGGATTTGTTTCTAGTGTTTTAACAGGTAGTGCATCATTTGTTAATGTGATACTTGCTTGTTTTGATGTATCAAACTTTGCACGATATAAGTTAAACTTCAAATCTTCTAAATCGTATGCACTCCATGTTGTATTGTTCTGTGACTTAAACAATACACCAAGATATGGTTGTTCTGAAACTAATCTACTACCACCAACATCTAATTCACCCATTCTAGAAATCCATGCAAGATATTTTACTGAATCTGTAAATAATACAATACAATGTTCTACACCATTTTTTACATAGACTGGTTCGTCAAATGTAAATGTTGTAGCTACAGTTGCATCACTAGATGTACTAACATCAGCAGGTAATAAAGTTTTACTTCCATTTGGAACAACTTTAGTTGTTGGATAACCATTTTGCATTTCACGAATCTGACAAGTAACTGGAATGTTCTCATCTTTTTGTGAGAAGAAAATATCAACTTTAGTTAAGAACTCACCACCTTCTTGTTGAGGCATGAATGATTGTGCAAGCGGATCCCACCATCCAACGATTCTATCTCTAGTTACATTTCTATTTACATTTCTTCTTTCTGTAACTCGTCTAACTTCAATTCTTGCATTTCTTGTTGCAACAATAGATTCTTGAATTGTATTTAAAATACCAGTTGCAGAGAAAATTGCTTGTGCAAATGTTTCAGGGTCTGGAACTTGAACATTAGTTTGTGAAGATGTTAATCTAAAGTTTCTTTCTCCTGTTCTAAATTTAGGATTACCAGAAACTTTAGGGTCTGGTAATGCAAATGTTCCTGATACTGAACCAGCTGCATCTGTAACTAAATCTCCACCAAGTGAACCACCAGTAGGTGTAACATATGCACTAATTGCTTGTTTATCAAAGAAAGGATAAACTTTTGTAAGAGGTTTCATACCAGTTGCACTAAATGAAATATTTACTGCACGACAGAATGGTATTAATGCACGAGCAATAATTCTATCACCTAATGATTCATAATCTATTTGAGTAACGATTGCAGTTTCAATACCTGAACGAGTTCTTCTACCAGTTTCTGTTCCAATACTTCTTTCAATTACTGGTCTAAATGGAACTTGGGGTCTTGCTCTTGCCCAACTCTTTTCTCTAAATTTCGTTGTACTTGTTGCATGAAATCCTGTCCATTGTGTTTGCCATGCGTTCCAAACTGTTCCAAGTGAGTTTCTATTCTCTGCAAGAACAGTATCAAAGTTACCTTCTTTATTGATAATTAAATCAGGAGCTCTTTCAGTTTCAAACCAACTATCACCTGATGGTGTTAGTTTACAAATACCAGTCCATGCAAATGATAAAACAGGATTTAAGTTTTCAACTCTAGTTGCATAAACTTGTGATGCAGTAATTGTATGAGTATAAGGTAATGTTAGAATATCACCAGTCTTTTGGTAATTATCATTTGTTCTATCTGCATCAGTTAAGTTTTCTTCTGATAATGAAATACCTTTCATGAAATACTTCGGTCGCATTTCTTTGTTTTCCATATCCATTGCAACACGATAGTCAGGGTGTTTCACATCACCAGTATTGTGACCTGCACAATTATCAACTAAAAATCCAGACTTGAATCTATCAAGACCATTTGAATCTTGTATCTGTAAAGATTCTGCATCTTTCTCTAAAAGATTTAATGCAGTATAATATTCCATATTATTAATTCTTGATTCAAGATTACCAATGTCTTTCATAGTATATCGTTTATTATTAAATGTAGTATGAGAAGCATCAGATAATTGAACCACATATGGATTTAAATTTATTTTTGCTAATGTCATAGCAGTATCTAATGTTTTTGGTGGCTCTGGTTGTTCAGCAGGAGCACCTTGTACAACTTTGAAATCACCCTCTGGTGTTAAGAATAAGAAATCAATTCTTGCAAGATAGTTTTCAAAGTCATACTGAAAACTAGAATTATCTTTTGGAATGTTTACAGTAGATGAACCATTTCCTGTATAACTTCTTGCTGTAAAGTTAAATGAATAATCTGTTACAGTATATGTTGTTTGATTTTGTATTGCAAGTGTTGTTGAAGTTATATCAGCAACTCTTGGTCTAAAGTCAACTGTATCTCTTAAATCATATTCACCACTTGGTTGTGGTGCTTCAGGGTCAATACGAGTTGCACTATAAACTGGAATCTCTTTATAATCAATAGCTGCATAAGAATCTACTGTAAAGAAATCACCAGCACCATGTGAGAAATAATCACATACAATTAATAATCTACCTATTGGTACAGTTGCAGTTGGTTTTCTTGTTAATCTCGCAATATCGTAAAAGTTATCTCTTTGTCCTGTATCAAGAACAAAATCATTTGTAATATTTCTAGAACCTTCTGTAAATGTTCCAAGTGTTGCAGTTGCACCACTCTCTGCACCAGTAATTGTTTCACCAGAACTAAATGCAGTTTCATTTAAAGTAATAAAAGTAATTGGTGATGTTGGATTAATAATTGTTGCAATTGCACCAGATGTACCACCAGTAATCTTTTCACCTTTTGTAAATGTTCCAACAATACCTGTAACAGTCCATTGAGGTAAAACAGGGTCTGCTGTTGATAAAGAATCAAATACACCGTGTAATTTATAAACATCAGCAACACCTAGTGAAATATCTTTATGATGTGCAGATGTTCCGTATTCTTCACCACCACCAACACCAGCATTTATTACTCTAGTGATGTGCATACGATTTCTAGTTTTTGTTTTTTCACTAACAGATGTTCTTGTTAATGTTGCAATAATATTTACTACTGCACCATTTCCAAATATAGATGCACTTGTTAAAGTTAAAGAATTTGAACCTACACCTGTAACAGTAAGATTATCAACATTAACAATATCACCAGCAGCACCAGTAGGAGTACCAGACACAGATTGAATTGCAACAACATAATCAGTATTTGTTACTGAATTAAATGTTTCATTTGCACCTGCTGTTATTGTTAATTCACCAGATGCGTTTGATGTTTGTGTAAACCCTCTCCTTACAACTACTGTTGTATCAGAAATACCAGTATTAGCTTCTGTCTTTAATGTTTTAATAGTATTCTTTTGTAATTTTCTTAAAAGAATATTTCTATTCTGGTCATTAATCTTTGAACGCTTTCTTACTACAGGAACTGATGTTACAGCTGTAGCAGTTGCAGTCAAGGTAAGAGTATCATCATCTGTTATTGTAGCAATTACTCTATCACCAACACCAGAAATATTGATAATATCTCCTACACGAAGCTCTGTTAAGAATGATGTACCAAAACCACTAACATTTATTGTTCCATCAGTTGTTAATGATCCAGTAAGTGAAAATTCATTTTCTAAAACTAAATCTGCTGTAAAGGCTGTATCAGTATCAGAAGAAAATAACTGTTTTACTTTACTAAAGTCTTGTGTAACTACACTACTAACTGTTAAATCTGTACTACCACTATCTTCTATAAGTTCATCACTTCTAGTAACTCCAGTTGATTTAAGATTTTCTCCAGAAGAAAAATTACCAACAACTGATGTTAATTGTAATGTTGTACCACTTGCAGATTTAACAAATCCATATGCACCAGTATTTACACCTGTAACTTTAGCACCTTCTGGAACATCTGCACCAACAACTGTTCCTGATAAAGTAATAGTTGTAAACATACGAAGGTCAAAAAGATAAACCTTAAATTGTGTGTCTGTCGTAGATGCTGATGCAAGTATGTCTAAACCTGTATTACCAGAATGATGTTCTATTGCTCTTGCACGAGCAACACCAATTTGTGTTCCGTTTGAAGAACCTTGAGCTGCATTTAAAGTATCAAATAATCCAATCTCTTTATATGGGTTATCTATTTGTCCAGATATTTCAGGTGAAGTTTCTGGTATGTTATTCATGTTTGTTGCAAGAACATAATTACCAACTTCAACTGGAGTTACAGCTGCATTATGAGATTCTACTTCTCTAGGTTTAGGAACATCAATAAATGTAGGGCCGACTGTTTCTATTTCATAACCTTTAACATATGCTTTACCAGGCGATAATTCTACTGTTAGAAAATCATCTGATGCAGTATTACCACTATCAGTTGTTATACCTGTATTGTAAACACCATCATTTAATCCGTCATTTAATGTTTCTCTAATTCTAACACCAAATTCTTTTACTGTGTAATCACCAGATTCATCATATGTTCTTCTTGCAAGAGTTTCACCAAGAACAGAATATTCTGTGTTTCTTGCTTTCTCTTGTAATACACCATTACTAATTCTCATTAATTCAACAAAGTTTTCATCAGCAGTTGAATCTAAAGCAAGTTTTGCTAAAGTTAAAGTCATCTTTAATCTATGAGCACCCTTTGCATTTTCGTTTGTAGAACCAGCTGCATTGTCTAACAATGAACTATCTTGTTCTGGTGTTTCTAAAGTTTCTGAAATTGATAAACCAACTCGATAAGATGGAGTGTTTGTGTACTTGTCTAAAATAAGTCTTTGTTCTGCAACTCTAACAAAATTACCACGAACAAAATAAACACCCTCTTGAATGTTTGCAGATGAACCAGTTGCAGTAGCATCTGATGCTTGTAGAACTGCACTATCAATATTTGCACCAAAAGAACTAATAGTACCATCTGCTGATATATTTTCTCCATCTGCAAATACTGTTGTGACATTATCACTACCAGTTGAAACATATTTTACATATAAAGTAATTGGGTCATCAGTTGTAGCAGCAACTGCTTGAATGACTTGTGCTTTTACACCAGATGAAGTACCAGTAATAATTTTACCAACATACTGACTAATGTATCCTGATATATCATTTGATTGATATTGTGATTGTAATTTTACAGCATAGTAATCATCTGTAAAACCAATAGCGCCAGGTATTACTAATGTGCCTTCTTTGAAAACATGACGACCATGTCTTTCAATTTGATTCTGTAATATACTTTGGAGTTGTGTTAACTCTCTTGCTTGAACAGAAAAGCCTGGTCTGAATAAAACTCTATGAAAGTCTTTACTTTCTGTAAAGTCATCATAGTATGGGGATACATTTAAGTTTGTCTTTTGCATTTTTTAAAATTCCACTATTACTTTAATATCTTCGGTTTGGTCTGAAGCTCTTGCTATTGGTCTACGATTTTCAACATATAACATCTTACCACTATCAGGTTCTAATTCTGGGTTTGCATATCCTGTATTAAATGTTATTGTTGAACCACCTGCAAGTGATACTACTTCAGATGCAGTTGATTGTGGTGTTCCTGTTGCAGTAGAATCTGCACCAGTAATTACATTTGCACCACTAAACGCAGTTTGATTACCTTCACTATCAATACCATAGTTTGCATATCTTTCTTGTGTATAGTAAATGATATTTCTTGTTGCATCAAATTCAACAACTCTACCAACTGCACCAGTTGTTGATTGTGTTATCTTTTCATCTGCATCATATGGTTGACTAGGTGCAAATGCAAGTTTTACTGCATAAGTTTGTCTTATAGTAGAGGCTGTTGCAACTGTTGTTGTTCCAAAATTATATGGGTCTTTAACAATACCAAGATGTCTAAACTCATTTTCAGTTGTTAAGTCATCACCTTCTGCTTGTTCTAATTTAATGTTCATCATAACATAGTGACCACCTAATTCTCTAACAGCATCTTTACCATGACCGCCTGGTGGGGAAATAATAGGATCAACTACACCATTTGTTCCAGCACCCATAGTTGTTGCAGTTGTTAATCCACTATCACTATAAACATTAGTTAAATCTACTGATCCAAATGTATAACCTGAACCAGCTGCAAAAACTTCTGTTGCACTTCCACCACTACCAAAAGATGCAATTGCATTAGCAGATACATGAATTTTTACGATACCACCTGTACCATCACCATCAATTGGTGAATAGTATGTTCCATCTGTGTAACCAGCACCAGCTGTAATTCTTACAACATCTACTGAACCATTTACGGCAGCTGCAGAAACAGTAGAATCTGTTGATACATGAAGAAAGTCTGTTGTTAAAAACTTGTCAATCTCTGATACAGTTAAACTGTACATATATTGTAAGTAATAACCACCAAGAAAGAAAGGTGTTGGTGAGGTAGAAGTTGGTTCTGCACCTGAATATGCAGTACCACCATTGTTATCTAAAACTTTATAAACTCTATAATCTGATGTTACAAAATAGAATGTAGAATTATATAAGTTAGTTGCACCTGATGTTGCAGTATTTGATGCACTAACATCATGTTCGTACATATCAAAGGTAGTTGCGTTTGCCCAGTTTCTTCTAGGAATTGTGAACGAAACATCTGAAGCTGCAATTGCGTTTGCACCAGTCATTGCATCCCAATAGTAATAATCATTTGTCACCATGTCTGCTGGGGATGGTGGTGCAGTATCTGTTCCACCTGAAGTGCTAGATGTAAAAGGTGTTGATTTACCTATAAACATATAATACTGTGATGGTGATGCTTCAGAGAACGATTCATGAAACTGTTCTGCATTATGTTGTCTAAAATTTTCAGTTATAATAGCTGCCATTTTTTATTTTCCAGTTTTTTAATTAAATTGTTTCAACTTATTTATTAAGAAACAATATCGTTATTCTTTAGGATATAGTGCTTTAATTCTTGCAACTTCTTCTCGCCACGCATCTAATCCATTTTCTGTAATATATTCTATTTGAAACTGAACTTCACCATAATCTGCCATTCTTCTTTCTCTATAAGTTATTGGTGGTTCAGTATCATCAATCATATAATCTGGTGGATTACAAATAGACACGCAAGTAGGACTATCTACTCCACCAATTTCTTCTATCTTTGCATTTATAGCATCAGTATCACTTTCATCCATTTCATAGAATTTTGCAACTTTTTGTTGAGTAGTTAAACTACGAAAGTTTAAAGGAATACCTTGATTGTTATGAGTTGGAGCAGGTTTATCTGTAACAACCCATGCACCATCTGTAAATTCTCTTGTTTGTGTATCTGCATCATAAGTTGGTGGTGGTAATGATGTTGAGTTTGCTGGGTGTAAATACACACCAGGCTCTAATGGAGATTCAAAAGCTTTAACTTGTTCTCCAGTTACTTTATCATAACACACTATAAAATTAGACATAATTATTTTTACCTTTCATTAAAATTTTATACAATACAAACAGGTGGCATTAAATGGAAATGTTTGACCACCTCTAGTTAAATCATTACCTGCAACACCACCAGCGGCATTGTCACGCAAAGCGAGAGCATCTGTATCAATACGATCTATTCTTAAACCGTACTCGTTCCAACCACCAATCCAACCATTAACCCACATATTACCAAAAAATGTTAAATTATTTCCACTTGCTTGTGAAGGTTCATTTGGGTTTACTGGAGGATTTTGGGAATTATCATTCTTAAACATACCTCTTGTAGCAGTACCTCTAGTATATCTAGATTGAGGATAGTTTGGGCCTCCTACATTTTCCATTCTAAATCTATGACCGTGGTCTTTGATAGTATCAACAGTTTTAGTACCCACACTACCACCATCATATGTTCTTGTATATGTTTGAGAACCTGCACCTCTTACAAAACCACCTCTTAAGTCTGGAAGATTAAATGTTGTAGCACCATCTCCAGTTCCCCAAGTAGTGCTGATTACAGCATACAATTCAGAATAAGTTGTTCTACTTATTGCAGAACCATCACATGAAAGAAATCCAGCAGGTGGTGAAGTTTCTCCATGAGAAATTACAGTTCCTATTGCAACACCAGCACCGTTAGGTATTGCGTCAGTATTGATTGTTGAACTATTGTTCATCAATTCTGCGATTAATTTTGAATTACTTGGAGCCATTTTTCTTTATCCTATATTATGTTATGCACCTAATGTTGGTAAGTCAATTCCAACTACATTCCAATCGTTACCATTCCAAATAAAAGTTGCATTGTCACCAACATCTTCCCAAATGAGTGAAACTGGAACATTTGCAGAACTTAAATTACCACCTGATTGTGTCATTGTTACATTACCACCGTCAACGGTCATAATAATAATTTTTCTTTGACCAACAAATCGACCAGTACCCATTGTTATTGTCATTGCACCAGCAGTTGAATCTAAAAGACTAACTTCTGTATCAACATCTACTGCACCAGCAGTTGTAATATTTTCTGTTGAAGAGCCTTGTAATGTTGAAGTTTTGTTTGGTAATGTTACTACTTCATTACCACCACTAAAAACTGAATGTGCAGGCGCTTGTAATGATACATAATGTGCGTTTGCACTTTCACAATATAATCTTATTTGTGATGCATTACCATCATTTTTTATATCTATTATACCAGACTCAAAAGTAATTCTATCATTACCACCTATTTTTATATCAATCTGGTCATCTGTATCACAAGTTATACTTGTGTCAGCATCTGCATCTAAAATTAATTCTGTACCATTCATATCAAATGAAGTAGCAACAATAGCAGATGTTAAAGTTTTATTTGTAAGTGTTTGTGTTGCAGTATTTAATGTTATTGTGTCAGATGATAATGTTGTACCATCACCAAGTAATGTATAAACCTCTGCAAAGTTAGCATTAACTTTTGTAGCACCATCTCGTAAATTATCACCAGTACCATCATTTGCTGTTGTTCCTATATCAATATCTTGTTTTGACATTATTTAATATCCTTTTTAACTTAATATTATTTATAATAGTTTTTAAACTTCATCAAAAGTTTCTACATTAGAATCGAATCCTTCTGTAGTTGCATCAAAAGTAAATGTACCACTTGTAGATTTTATAATAATTTCAGATGCAGGTGGAACACTTGTTTTTGTTTGATATGCAGAAAGAGGTATACTACCATCAGATGCACTTACTTGATTAATTCTAACATCACCAAACTGTTCTATTGTAAAATAAGTTGAATCACTAGCTTCACTTCGTATTGTTCTGTATATGCCTGGGTAGTTTGGTATGACACCTTGAGATCCATCTACTGTTTGAGGTGGTAAACTAAATGCATACATTGGTAACAAATCTAAAGTTGGGCCGAGAACAAGTCCTTTTAAAGTATTACCAATAGAAGTATCAATTCTTACTTGTAAAGTGGTTTCTCTAGTGTTATCTGCAAAATCTGTATGTGTTTCTTCACCAGTTATAGGATTAACAGTATTAACACTTGTACCATCTGTTGATGTTCCCAATCTTCTTCTAAATACAGTTTTGAAGATAGTCTTAAATGTTGTTGCAAGTTCTGGAGTAAATGTTCTTTCACCAGTATAATCTACCACATCACCAGCAGTAGGTGTATTCATTGATGCACTTATTAATGTTGAGAATGATACTTCTCCAAAAACATTCCAACCAGCAGGGTGAATGGTTTGTCTAATACTTTCACGCCATAAATTAATTGATTGACCAACACGAACCACATAAGAATAATCTTGATAATATCTACTATCTTGTATTCTCATTGTTATATTAGATACTTTACCTCTATCATTATTGAATGAACCTACTGAAGTTCCAATTGTTCCTACTGATGTTGTACCAACACCAACATCTGATTGATGAATTGTTGCAGTTGCACCAGTTATAGCTGTTATTGTATCACCTCGAATAAAATCTACTTGTGTACTTAATTCTAATATTTTTCTATTTGCGTCATAATCAACAACAGTTGCAGTATGACTTGTTAATGTATCACCTGCACTAAATGAGCCTACAACATCTTTTACGATAATGTTTCTATTGAAAAATAAATCTGGTGGTGTCGAATAGTTAAGACCAAAGTTTGTAATTGATATTGTTTTTGCATGACCAATTCTTGGTGACTTTGTTGATAGTGCATGAAGGTTTGCACCAGTACCTGAAGATGTTACTGTAATAGTAGGTGTCTTTTTATAACCTTGACCACTATCAATCATTTTAACTTTTGTAATTTCACCTATCTCACTTGAAACACCCAAATCATTGAAAGTTTCTTCTTCAATAATTATTTGACTACCATCTTCTAAAGTTAAATAATCAGAATCACCAACAGTTTGTTCATGTTGCATAAATTCATTATCTTCATATCGAATAAAATCATTTGTCTGTAATAACATATGATTAGGTGATGTTAAATTTTCTAATAAGAATCCACCACCAACAACAGCAATTTTTGCAGAAGCACCAATACCATCAGTTGTTGTATTATTAAATACTATACTATCTCCAACTGAATAACCTGAACCACCACCATCAATAAGAATCTCATCAACAGTACCAGGCCCAATACTTTCAATAATTGCAGTAACTTCATTATTACCACCAGTTCCAAATGCAACAGGATCGTTTATATTGTAATATGAACCACCGTCAGATATTGATGTATCTGTTACTACACCTTTTATTATACCTGATATTTCTACATCTAATGTTGTGTCAACTGATTCTACACTTTCACCAATTGTGAAAGAACCTATAATAGAATCTTCATCTAAAGTAATCTCTGTTACTGTTTCTGCACCTTCTCTAAAATTAATAACTGTTTGTATACGACCTTTTGCACCTGATGTAACACCAGTAACAATTTGTCCTATTGCATTTGAAAAATCAGATAAACCACTCTGTACAATACGAATAACTTTATTGACTAACCAAATACCATCTGATGGTCTTAATAGGTTATCTTTTGGATAAACTATTGTTGGTGTTTCGTCAAATAAAATTCTAAAGAATAATTTGTGACCATCTCTTGTACCCTTAGCCGCATACATATCTTTAATACTTTTAAGAAGTTTTCTTTTTGATATGTCTGATGCAAGTGTATTTGGTAAAGATTCCATAAATGATGCTTTGAACTTATCAAGAAAATCATATACAGTTCCGTCTACATCTGCATAGTCTAGTAATTGTTGAATATTCTGAACTGGGTTTGCACGATATGAGGATATAGTTGAAGTGGCACCTGAAGTATTACCAGTAATTGTTTCACCAGTAATAAATTGTTGTTGTGCAGTAATGAATAATCTATTGTTATCATCAAAGTCATCAACTAAAATTGTTGCAGTAGCTTTTGATATTGAACCTGTAATTGTTTCGCCAGCAGTAAACTTTCCAACTGATTCTTCTAAAACTATCTTCTCATTCTGTTGGTCTAAAATATAATTCTTTGTAAGTGTTTCTTCTATAAGATACTCATTTGAACCAGTTAAAATTAACTCACCTGCTTCTAAAAACTGATAGTAATGTTTTAAGAACAACGCAAAAGTTGGATGGTCAGCCTTTACATACTCTGGTAATTGAGTTTGTATATGAGATGATACTTTATTTTTTAATGTTGGATTATATGCCATACTAGTATGATGTATTTGTTACATATGATGTTCCTGCTGAAGAACCACCAGATTCTATTGTATCTACTCCACCATTTATTGTTATGTTATCAAAGTCAATTTCTAATAATTGATTTCTAACAGAAACAATATCATTTGAACTAGGTATAACTGTAACACTTATTGTTCCATCTGTGTTAGTTGTTTCAGTAACATTTAAAGATTCAGCAGTTACTAAACCTGTTGCATAATTAATACTACCTGCGGCTGAATCAACATATGTTCTTGTTGTTCCTGCAACTAGATAATAAACTCTAACATTACCGTTACCATCATCATCAAGAAATAATTCATTATTATTACCAACTATTTTGAATCCAGTTGAAACTATAATACCACCACCAGCATTATTGTGACCAGTATGTGGATTGTAAAGTGCGTTTGCAAAATCAAATTCATATTTCTTTGTTGTATTTAAAGTTGCAGTTACTGACTTCTTAATTTTTACTGTGGTAATATTAGAAAGAATTGAAACATCTGTTGCATCAATTAATCTAGAAAGTTTTGAGAATCTAAAAATCTTATCGAACTTTGATAAATCAGATGTGTTGTAATTTGTAATTGTTGTTAAAACATTTGTTGACAAATCACTTGCAGTTTTTGTTGTTGCATTTGAACTAAATTTAAAATTAACATTTAATAATATCTTAATAGTTTCTGGGTCTACAATTGTTGGTCGAACAGATGCAACATTATATTTGTTAAGTGATTCTTCTATTACAAGTTTTTGAGCTTGCGTTAGATTAATACCTGAAGTTGTTTTAATTGAAATATATACTTGACCAAATCTTGGTGGGTCATTATCTTCACCACCCCAAACTTGAACTGAATTTGTATCTGCAAAAACTTGTGGTATAATAACTTTGTAATCATCAGTTGTTACTGCACGACCTTGTGATGCAAAATCTAATGGTGCATTATATTTTATTGAAGAAATAGATTCTGGTTCTGCACCACCAGCTGCACTTACAACTGTTGCAATTGTTAAATTAGTTTCACCACCAACTGATGTTCCAGAAAATGATGATGCACTATTCGCTTTACCTTTGTTTGTTACAATGTATTCTAGAATAACAATGTTACCATCTGATACATCTTTACCAACAACATTATCACCAAAATAAACTTCAAACTTACCATCTTCTACTTCTTGTAAGAAATAAACATTTGATGCGTCAGTTAATTGTGTGATATCTGTTGCAAGTGTAAATGTTGTAGTTGTTAAATCAGATACAGAATTTTGAACAGAAACTTTTAATGTTGTTGTGTCTGCACGATTATCTGTAAGTAAATATCTTTTCTCTAAATTACTTTTATCAACTGTATATTTTACAGTTGAAAGTGTTCCTTCATAAACTGGAGTGTTTATAAATCTTAAAACTCCATTCTCTCTGTTTGCAGTTAGTGCTTCATTTACAACAAAATTATAATTCACATCATCTATCTGTGTTGTGAATGATGTTCCTTTTGCCATAGTGACTGATGTTGGTATAGGATTATTAATTGTAATGTCAAGATAAGCAACTGGTGCTCTTGCAGAACGAGGTGTATAACCTAAAGTCTTTGCATGAGATACAACTGATGAACGAACTGTTGCAGTATCAAGATATGCTTCATTCAAAGCCATGTTTGCGTTCATACCAAGATAGTGTGTATTGTATGCAAGTAAATCTATGAGAACAGAAAGACCTGAACCCTCAAAATCATAATCAGAAAACTCTGTCTGATTTTTCATAAATGTTTTTAAGTTTGTTTTGATATCGTCAAAATCTAATTCTGTAACTTGAAGTTTTTTTGGAGTTGCCATATTATCTTAATCTCTCTAAAAATATACTTGTTGTCTGTAAGTCTGATGATACATTCTGTAAATAAAATTCTATAACAACTTCATATGCGTTGCTGTCAATGTTTCCTATACAAATAACATTTGATAATTCTACTCTAGGTTCAAAGTTTTTTATAACATCTTCAACATATCGACCTAGAAGATTTGCTGTGGGTTCAGAAACTGGTTCAAATAATGCTCTACGAACATCTGAACCTATTTCTGGGTGAAAAGGTTTCTCATAAAAGTTAGTATTAACTAGATTTCTTACACTTCTCTTGACAGCTTCGACATCAGTTAATGTTGCAATATCTTTTGTTACTGGATGTTTTGCAAAACTTAAATTGATATCTTTGTATGTTCTTGAACTTCTACCAGAATTATTCGTAGCAGATGCGTCATAAAATGCAGATGGGTTAACACTCATTTATTTCTCCTGTGTATTCTATTTATAACGAAAACACTTATGCAAGTACATCTAATGCCCAACCATATTGAGATGTTCTAGAACCATTAGGGCCCCAATGTCTTTCACCACCAATATCTACATGAAAGAACTCTCCACCATCTTTTGATGGAAAATAACACCCAACACCCTTAATACCTTTATCTTTTAATATTTGTAAGAATCTTGCTCTATCTTCTACACTAGAATTACTAAATCTAATATCGGTTGCAATACCTTCTGTATGAGTGCTTTTCTTAGCTCCACCAACTTTTTTATTATATTCTGGTGCTCTAAATGCACTTGTAATTGTTAAAGGACTACCCCATTCTTTAGATACTTCTTCTAATATAGTTTTTAATCTAGGGTCTATTCTTGAATCTGTGTGTGAAAGAAAGTTTAAATAGATACTATCTTTCGCTTCAGGGAATAAGTTACCATCAAACTTTACATTTGCATCTGGTGTATCTATACTACCTGTTTCTTGTGTTACTGGTGATCTACCACCAAGGCCACCATCACCATATTCTAAACCTTCATTTGTATCAACATCAATTCCTAGATCACCATCAAATGTTCTACCATTAAGAATACCAGTTGCATGAGTTGAACTGATGTTTAATGTTGGTACATCATATGCAGTCTTTACTGCATCAACTGAATCTGCAACTTGTTCTAATAACAAAACACTTGAACCACTATTTGCAATTACATTTCCTGAAGCACTACCAGCCGCATTGGGCACCCATGAACCATGACCACCTGTAGCATCTGACAATCTATGAACACCAATATTGTTCACAATAACATCTCCTGAACCAACTACTGCTGGATCACCACAACTTGTTTTATCACCAATTCTAACAGCTGATGCACTATTTACAAAAACATTAGGTGAACCTTGTGCATATGATGTTGAGTGAAATGGATTTGGTGTAGGTGATGCGTGTCCTACATGAGAGTCTGTTCCTTTTCTTACTATTCCTGGCATATATTATTCCTAGTTTAAATTAATAACTTTAGAATCAACATCTACTTCTGTTGAAGCATCAATATCAAGTGTACCAGTAATATTTGTTTGTTGATCTGCAAGATATGTTTCAGTAACTTTCTTTGTTACAGTTTCTGTTTTCGTTCCTAGAATATTAATATCAACATCACCATCAACTTTAATATTCCAGTTTTGTTTGATGTAAGTATTACAACTTCCATCTATTGTTAGATTGACTGTTCCTTTTACATAAGCATAATCAGAACCTGCAACGATACAATAATTATCACCAACAACTTTAGTAACTTTATTACCACCACCATCAATCTCGTAGAATGTTCCTGATGTGTGTTGTTCGTTTATTCTTTCGTTGTTTGGTGTGTCATCAAATTCTTTTATGTGACCTGATTCAGATTCAAAGACATGATTGTATGGATATTCAGGTTGGAATGGTGGAGCAGGTTGAGCCCAAGGTGTACCAGATGCAGTATCAACTTCTGTATAGTTTGCTTGGTCTTTAAGTTTCTCTTGATACTTTACATGATTTGTATCACCTCTTGCAAGTCTATTGACATCACTTTCATTTAGTAAATCTGATTTAGGATATTTACCATTGGGATCGTTGAAACCTTTAGATGTATCTGCAACATTTCTAGGTATGCCTGGAATACTTCCCATGATAATACTTTCTTGCATAGTATCTGCATCACGAAAAAATCCAACAACCCAAGTGCCTTCAACTAGTAGTGGTGGTGTTGTTCCTATACCACCAACAGCACTTGTCGATACTGGAAACATTGGTAAACTCCACGGCAAATCTTCCGTAGGCAATTTAGTTTTATCTTCTGTATGATAGCCGTATATTCTTACTTTTAAACGACCAAGTTTTTCAGGGTCTTTTCTATCTTCAACTACACCGATAAACCAATAGAATCCATCACGACCTAAAAAATGATTTTCCATAAAAAAATTCCTCTTTACAAGTATTTATAAAGAGGAATCAAAGGGAGTTAAAATGAATAACTTTGTTTTAATAACAAACTAATTGATATTTTGGAATACCTTGTCCGTTATAAACTGGTGAACTCCAACACTTTGTGAACTTACCTCGTTCAATAGCTGTGTCAGTATGAATGTGAGAATTCTTGAATCGTACTGTTGAATCAATTGTTCTCTTTAAAATGTTCTTACCAACATTGGTTAGAATTGAATCTGCGAATCTGTCAAAACCACTTTCAAATTCAAATGCGTTAGTATTGAAACTAACTGTTAATAATATAATTGTAAATAACTTTCTCATAATTTATTCTCCTTGTTTATCTAAACAAAACTCATTCCAGATTAATTCTAAATCTGAATCTACATACCCACTATCTTTAAATGCTTTTGCAACTTTATCTTTCAACTCTTGTAAAGTTTCGCAATCAGGTAATACATAATCAATATATTCATCTGGTGTAATCATAAATTTTCTCTCTATTTTGTTAATCATTAAGTATATTATATGACAAATATGACTTGTTGTCAATACAAAATGCAAAAAAAGATTTCTTTAAAATCAAGGACTTACAAGATAGACAATATATATGCAAGAATTATATACGGTAGTGCGAAGAAAAAGCCTATCATTAATAAGACATTGAATAGAAAATAGAAAGAAATTATTCCATCAATCTTTTTATATTTAAGTCTTTTTTTCATAGTAATTATTTATTATGTTCAAAAATTAAATTACCTGCAACACTTGTTCTGATAACATTAGATTTAAATGGTGATACTGTATGATTTAACTCACTAGGAAAAATAAACATATGACCTGACTCTGGAATAAAACTATAACTACCTATAAAGTGTTTTGGTAGATAATGACTAATTACAAATTCAATTGAACCAGGCCCATCAGTTGTACCTTCATGTTCTCGTTCTTCTTGAAGTAATTTTTCAGGAACATCTATATACAAAACAAAAGAAACATCAGCATTAGTATGATTATGTGGTGGATTGAAATCACCACTTTTCATATAATTTATCCACAATGAATTTACTTCATATTTTCCTTTTATAAGAGTATTATCATTTGTATGAACTGCAAGATTATTTTTGTAATTATTAAATATAGGTTGCATCTGTTCTTCAAACCATTTTATTGTATCTTCTTCATAAGACCATTGACTTTTTAGATGTCCTGCTAAAGAAGAATTTGCACTCGTTTTTAATGTACTACCAATAACATTTAAACGATACAAAATACTCTTGTCAATTTTATATGACATGAATAACGGCCCAAAGTAATGTTTTTTACTTTGCATAATCTACAATACCAGTTGCATAATTCTCTGCACAATCTTCTGCATATCGTAATGAGTGTTCTGATACATCTATACTAAAAAGAACTTCATTATCTTTATCTTTAATATCAACATGGAAACCTTTGTTTCTTAAGTAACCAGTTTCTTCTTTTACAATAACTGCAACTCTACCTGATTCGTCATCATAATAATATTCACTTATTTCTTCATGCATAATATATTCTCCTATAATTTAATATTAAAAGTAACACTAATTCTTTCACCATCACTTTTGTTTTTTGATACCATGTGATCCAAGTATCCAGGCCACAATATCATTCTTCCAACTACTGGTAAATACGATACTTCACTATCAATTTCATTTGTAAGAAATGTTAATTTATGATATAAAACATTAGGTGCTGGATTTTTAAAAAATATTTTACCAGAATCTTTTACTGCGTTGATATAAAAGACACCAGAAATATCTGTATCAGAGTGCATATGATATTCTTGAAACATACCTTTAGTTGAATAGTTAATCCAAGATGATACGATTCTTACATTGTAGTTTTTATTTGGATCAACATTTAAATTTTCATAAAGATATTCATCTACACTTTTATGAATATGTTCTAATAACAACGGACAACTAAACTGTAAAACATTACACTCGACACTATCATCATAGTTAAAAGTAGATGACATATTACCATACCAAGTTAGTTCTGATTTATGTCTTTCAATCTCTGCAACTGTTTTAATTTCTGCAAGAATATTCTTTGGACAATTATCTATAACCTTTATAGGTACTCCAAATACTTTATGCACTAATATTCCATTTCCCAATAGTTAAATAAATTCTCAAATGCAATCTTGTAGAATGAATACTCGTTGTTTACTAGTAAATCATTATGATAATAATCTAGTAATTCTTTTCTCTGATCTTCAGTTAAGTCATCAGTATCTTCTACATCAAAGAAATCCTGAATCACATAATTCAGTTGGTCAGCCATATAACTTTCAAGTAATTCTTCGTACTTGTGTATTCTTGGCCATGTAAATGGATAATTTTTTCTTTGTCTTTTTCTAGAAGTCATGTTCAATCCTTTTCTCAAATAATTCATATTGTAAGTCATTAATGTTTTCGTTCATGTAAAAAACCTCAAAGTCACTATCTAATCTTTCTTGATATACAACTCCTTTGAAATTTATTATTTCTGTATGTCTGTGTATTGAACCATCAGCTAACTGATAGTGCCAAATTTTGTAACACTTTAATACTTTTGTATTCCATAAATCAGGTACTCCTTTCTCGTCAGGGTCATTTAAATGATCTTCAATTTCTGGTACGACTACTCCACTCATTTCTTTCCTTTAATTGTTTCAATATAATTATCACCTTCAAAAATGTTTGCATGATATCCAGTTTTCTTTACACACTCTCTTGCATCTTCTAGTGTCTTAAAAGTAACATCATGAAAACAATCTGTTTCAAAAAAATAAACTCTAAACATATCTTCTAGCCCCAACCACCAATACCTAACATATCTCGAACGACTTTGTGATACATACTATGTTCTAATGCATGAACTTGTTGTTCAACTTCTTTGTAAGTATATCGTACTTGATTCGTATGTTGTGCATTGTGATTTCCTATTGTGTTAATAATCCAAAGAGGTTCTTGTGCAATGATTTCACCTTCATCAACTTTCTCATTCACATAATGAATCGTAACTCCCATGACTTTACAACCATAATCGTAAGCTCTACGAATTGCATCTGTACCTTTAAACGCAGGTAGTAAACTTGGATGTATGTTAATAATTCTTTTGGGATACTTCTTTACGAACTCTTTTGATAACACTCGCATGAATCCTGCAAGAACTAAAAACTCAACCTCTTGCATAAATGTTTCGTCAAGTAATCTTTCTAACTCTTTAATCTTGGGTTCAACAAATGTATGAATATGTTTCTTGTGTGCAAAATCTAATCCCTTTGCATCAGGGTTATTACTTCCTACCCACGCAATTGGAACTAGTGCATCAACCAAGGCTTTCAAATTCGTACCAGTACCAGAAATCAATACACCAACTTTTTTCTCTTTCATTTTCTATTACTCGTTAAGATTATTAAGATAATTATGAGTATTAATGGTACTAAACTGATTATAAAGTTAGTCATATTTTTCTACCATCTTCTCTCTTTCACATCTCTTGGACAGCCGCCTTTACCAGGCGTGTTCAATCGCATACCATTCTCACACTCGTAAGAACACATATAGATTTGTTCTTGTTCATTGATGGGTACATAACTTGTAAACATACACCACATCTTGTCTTTACCCAACGCAGGTAAATCATATTCAGACCAGTCAATGTCACTAGTGACATCACTCGCAAATAATAATAGAATTAATAAAAATAAGTTTCTCATAATAACGGATAGATACACACATAGAAAAAAACTACATGAAGTATCACAGATAATAAAATGGGTTTTAAAAGGGTTTTATGCGTCTTTAAAAAATCAATCATCAAATCTATCTCCTTTAGTTAATTGATTCATTTTCTCAACTAATATATTGGTAGACAAACACAAATTAGAAATGGTTTCAACTTGTTTCGTAATTGAATCTTCAATAGACAGAATGGAAGTTTCCAACTCTGTCATTCTTCTCTTGTGATAGTCGAACTGTTTCTCAAGTAAATCTAGTTGAGATTTCAATTCTTCTATCACTTTTTGTTCATGGTAATCAAACATACTAATTACTTATGGTTCTTGAATAGTTGTGTGGAAGTCTTGCACCACAACCAACGACTGGACAAGTGTCATACGACCTATCGTCATAGTCAGGTATGTCTTTCTCACGATAGATACCACCGTCCATCTCAACAATAATATCTCTGATATGTTTGATTTGTGTATTGATATCGAACTGCGAATCAGAACTAATGTTCCATTGTTCTCGCATGATATCAATAGCTCTCAATACAACAGAATCGTGAACTCCATGCATTG